TCCAGTTGTGTTAGCAAATAACGCGGTTCTACCTATAGCCGTATTATTAGTTCCAGTTAAGTTTGAGAATAAAGCTGATGTGCCAACAGCAGTGTTATCATTTGCCGTTGTATTAGAACCTAAAGAACTGCCACCTACTGCTACATTATTTGCACCTGTAGTATTTGCACCTAAAGCAGTAACACCTAGACAAGTGTTAGTGCTTCCAGTAGTATTAGCATCCAAAGCAGCTTTACCAACAGCTGTGTTGTTAGCTCCAGAAGTATTCGCTGTTAGTGCATCTTTACCAATAGCAGTATTATCTCCACCACTTACAGAAGCATCTAAAGCACTTTCTCCAAGAACAGTATTACCAGAAACAGAGTTTGCACCTTTACCTATATTTATACTATTTATTGTTCCATCTAAAGGAAAAGCTGGTGCGCCTGCAAGACTGAATAAATTTATATGAGCATTATTAGCAGTATTTCTTAGCTGCATATTGCCTGACGTTGTATTGGCAAAAAATTGACTTGCGTAGTTTGTACTCGGTGCTGATGATCCAGAATTATTACTTGATATTGCTAATAAAGCATTATTTATATCAGCCCTGACGTTTGCTCCAGTGGAGTTATCTATAACATAATCGTGTTGTGCCATTTCCTAATCCAAAATTTTCTCTAAGTATATCCTAAACCAACACTAACTACCACGTCCGAAACCTACTGCTGTATAACTAAATGTTTTATTTTGAACAGCATTTCCAGCATTTGTAAATTTTATTGTAAAACCACTTCCAGATATATTAGTTAATTCAAACTTATCAGTACCACCTAAGTCATTTGCAGTAATACCAATACTAGGAAGTTGTGAGCCTGCTGCAACATCAGTACCACTAGCTCCTGTAAAAAACGCATGGTCAAAAGTAACAGCAAGACCAGATGATGATGTGCCAGAACTTAAATTACTTTTCTGTTCGGTTCTTCTATCAAGTTCTGCTGTATAACCTAATTGATCTATCTCAATACTTTGAGCAGGGTCATCACTATCCATTTCACATCTAAATTTAAATCCTCTTCCTACATGAGTTCCATTAGCAAACGTATTAAATGTCTTGCCTGTAAAATCACTATCTTGGTAACTAGAACCATTACCAGGTGCAGCAGTTGTTGTTGCCACTAATAATTTTGCATTCACATCAAATGCTGTTGCCGCATCAAAATCAGTCCATGTATCTATATTTGCTGTTCTTTTATCTATTAAATCATTAGGATAAAAGCCTTGCGTTACAAAATGTCTTGTTAGTCTTAATGGGTGAACAGAACCTAAATCTAAAATATTTGCAAAATCATAAGTGCCACCAGTAATATCCACAGCCCCTAAGAAATCAAAATCAGCAATAGCATCGAAATCTGTAACATCATCAAGAGTTTCTAACGACCCAAGAACAAGCCCATTGACATCTTCACTAAAAAAACAATCTACTTTCGTACCGCCAAAAGGAGGTGAATCTGTATCTTCTCTATCTGTAAAAGTAACTAATTTAGGTAAAGGATCAGGATTTGTAACTACAACTGATGCTTCTCCAGAACTTAATCTGCCACCATCATCTCTAAATTTTAAAATATACTCACCATCTATTGCTGGAACAAGTGTTTCGCTTACTGAGCCAGGCAATCTAGGAATAATGTCAACCGAATTAGTAAAAGTACCAGTGCCATTAGTTAAATTACTATGCCTGACAACTACGTTTCCACCATGTATAACATCAACATCTGTTGACTGATTAAAACGTAAACGTAATAATTGATCTGATATTGGCTCTACTAGCAAACCTGTGACATCAGAAGGTACTGCGGTTTTACCTTCAGCTAAAAAAGTTAAAGTTGTAGCATCTATACTAGGCTCGAAAAATGCATTATAACTATGTACTTCAAACTCATAAGTTCCTAATTCACTATCAAATATTTCAAAAACAGGACTTTGTACAATAGTCGTTTGAAAACTTCCATTATTAAATTTATGTTTTACTGAATACTGTGAAACACCTGATACTGGTTGCCATGTAATTATTAATTTACTAACTGCTCTATCACCAAGAACTATAATCCTTTCTTCACCTGCAATATTACTTGGTGATGGTTTTGGTTCTACTAAATTTGTAATAACAGGTATCGTTATTGATGCACCATCTTCAATAAAGGCATACTTATCTGGATTATGAAACATTGCTGCAATTGTAAATAAGTTATTATCCTCTTTAACAGATATAACTTTAAAATCCTCAGTTTCTGTTGTTGCTCTTACTAACAACCACATCCCATTACTTTGAGGCGCAGAACTATAAGCACTATCAACTGTAATAACAGAACCAGATATTGTAGATATTGTTTTTGTTTGCAATGTTCCATCTGTAAGGATGACTGACAACTGATCGCCACTTGCTGCCTCTGTAGGTAAATCTTTTGTATTATCGACAGTAATTGCTGTTGTTGTTGCTGATGATATCCTTCCTGATCTTCGCAGCCCACTACGCACAGGATCTTGAACAGTAATAATATCTCCAGGTCTTATAAGAGAACCTGCATCTGCTGTCGTTGTAAATGCAACTGTTTCTGTCTCATTGTTTTGTGTGTAAAGATGCCACAAGCCCATCCTTCGTGCTTGTGCCTGATCACTGCATCCTATTGCTTCTATATTTTTCACAACTACACCATATTTCGATTGATTAGCAGTAGTATCTTCTACAGTTTCATACTCAAATGTTCTAGTTTCATTTTGAAAATATTTAACATTTACCACTGTATCTTTTGTAGTTTGACTAACGCCTGTATAAACAAAACCATCTTCAGTTACATTTGCATAAGAAAAGAAATAACTACTTGCTGTTGGTCTATCTTGTGAAAGTGTAATTTTGCCATCTTCATAAAACAATGAGGCTCTCATTATCGAGGCAATTTTATTTAATAATGTGTATGCCTGATGACTGCTTTGTATGACAATATTGCAACTAAATCTTGGTGATGTACCTCCTTGACCATTATCAATTAACTCAGAGTTGTATTCTGATGCTGAATAAAATGCAAATTTATCTATTTCATCTTCAGTTACGAAATCACCAAACCCTGCCCTCGATTCTGTAATTATGTCATAAAGTACCCAAGCTGGATCATTACAATATTCTTTAGCAGTTTTGAGTGTTCCATTGAAAGAACCACTAAATGACAAGCTACCATCAGACCTAACAGTTGCATTGTGTGGAATTTTGACTAATCTTCCACGCACTCTATAAGTACGTTTTGGTATAGACCTAAATATTTCTGAGTCAAATCTTAATGCAGAAACAGCAGTGTTTAGAAATGCACTTGGATCGAAAACTAATTCAGTTATTGATGTTAATTCAAATGCATTAAGCAATAAATTATCTGTACTATCTGCTGTTACTCTTGTGACAGTAACAGTAACAGGAAAATCAGAAGTTTCTATATCATCAGGAAAAAATAAAATATGATCTTTAAAATATGGAGATGTAGTCTTACCTGTTACTCTACCTCCTCCAGTATGTACATCACGATCTAATCCTGTTAAATTACCAGTTGTATTAATTTTTTTTAGTAATGTATTTGCTTGATCTTTTAGTTCTATCGTATATGTAACTGTTGTACCAGAAATATTACCATCATCTTCAATCTTCTGTAGTCTAGGAAAACCTATGGTAACTCTGACACCTTCAGTAGATGTATCTGTGATAGTTATAGTTTGTGGACTAGCAACCGTAACAGTCACGCCTACAGATCTATCTCTTTCTGTTTCTTTTAGACCAGGTATTTTAGTTTGATCTGATGTTCCAAATCGTGGAATAAATCTTGGTCTATTTGAATCAGCAGTACCAAAATTAAAATCGCTATCATCAGGATTTGTGTTAGGTGCTGATTGTTTCAATACTTGTGTATTATTTAAAAATACATCCTTGAGGCTACAAACATTGTAATTATTTGTTCCTTGTGTAAGTCCAGCATTTATAGCGGAAGGAAAACCAGCTATCTCACCCTCTGCAATCACATCTACTAAAGTAACAAACTGACGAGAACCAATCTCGCCTTCTTTCATTTCATTATCGTAATATCTTATATTAAGCTGGCCTTCTACATCATTCTTCTTGAATCTGAGACTGTTTGCATCATTAATATTACTTGGAATAGTCATAATTAATCCTTGAATACAGGGGCAGTATCTGTACCTGATGACACGACAATAGACCCAGTAAACACCTCTCCATAAATCAGAGGAATGCAAACACCACTACGACTGACGTTTTGTATTCCACTAAATGAATAGTTAACCCTTGAATCAGTCTCACTTAATCCACTATCTACATCACCTACGTTTGGTTGTTGCTGTGGAAATAACATATTAGTTACACCACTTATAGCCATTGATGTTCCAATGGCTGTTAGGACACTTCCAATTGCAGCAAAAACTGCACCACCAATAGCGGTTGCAGCAGCACCAGCACCAAAAAATGCAGCAGCAACCCAAAACCAAGCACCAGATACTATAGGAATAATTCTAATATCTCCCTCACTATGCACTAATAAATCATCTTCTGTTTTTATAACATCATTATTTATAGTTATACGATACATATTTTGTTGTAAATGCTCATTTATGTAAGGATGATTACATACAAGATATTTATACACATCTTTCATATTTTTTACATTTGCATAATTTACATGCCATCCAACTAACTCAGCTAATCTTCCATAAACTTTTATTTTTCGTAAACCTTTTTCATCTTCTGTTCTATCTCTATCTATAAATTTATCTCTAGTGAGCATTGGCTTATACTTTTTTGGTTTTAATTCTTCTACACGATTTTTTTGAGGATCAAAAATAAACCAAGATAATCCAAGAAAATCACAATTTTTTATATCCTCCTCTGAAGCTGTTAGATCTCCATTTGGATGAGAATGACAGATATGTAGAACTGTTCCAGTTTCCTCTGCTTTTGCATAATCTTCTGGATCTATTGTAAAACTATTTGCACCTTCGATAGCTATATTTTTACAAGGATAATATTGTTGAGTACCATTTACATCTATGACAAGACCACAAGATTCTTCTGGTAAAGAAACTTTTGCGTGATGTAAAGCTTGTTTTTGCCAAGTATTCATGCAAACGTACCAACAGATGGAAAATCTTTTCTTGTAATTATTCTCTTAGGTGCATTACGATTTTGCAAGTCTAAAGATGAAGTGCATTCAAATTCAACAAAATCTTTACTTTCTACAGTTTTTCTATCTATAAAAAATGTCTGGTTTTCATATGTATTATTAGCAGGTGTACCAAATGGATTTATACCTGATTCAAAATTAGCATTATCTAAAAATTTAAGCAAAGTAACAATTCTTTTAAACTTGGCACCATTTAAATCATTTTTTGGCGTAGTAAGGTTTGCTTGCGTCATTAATGCAGTCACAGTAGACAATATATTACTAATCCTTAATGTAGGTCTTGGCCTAGAAGTTCTTGTTGCTTGATACTCAAAACCATTTGCTTCTATAGGTATTCTTGTGTATGTATTACCTTGAAAAACAACATTAAATGTTGTATTCATGTTTATGCCATTATGAAATCTACTAACATCACTACTACCATGTAAAGCAGCAACTAAATGTATCTCAAAAAGTTCTATTTTTGCACTAGGATTTGCTTTTTGTAATTCTTCAGTAGGTATAGCCATTATGGTTCAAATACCTCCTCAAATGTAGCTGATATAGTTGCACGATTGGCAAAATTTATAGTTTTATTCCATTTTTTACAGACAAATTGTGAAGCACCTGTTTTTGTTACTGTACAGTCACCAGATGTAGTTGTACTTGCACTTGCTGTTAAGACAAAAGTATTTGCGTTAGTCAATGAAACTACAGAAAAATTTCCATCAGTTGCACTACCAGAAGTAAAATCAACAGTTATAGAATCATTAGCAAATAATTGATGATCAGTAATAGTTATTGTTATTGTTGTACCGCTTTGTGTATATGTGCCTGTTTTTGAGTAATCCTCACCAGGAGGTGTGAATGTAAATGATGCCTGATCTAATGCTCTTTCATTTAAAAAATATTCAATTGTATCACTTTCCGCTTCTGTAATATTTTTAAATTCAAGATTATAATTTTTAGGATTTTGATGTGCTGCGATGCCTATTAGCTGACGCTGCTCAAATCCATCAGCATAGCGTATGGTTTTTATATTTGGTTGACTTATTTTACGTTGTCCAAATGAAGGATTAATTGAAGGAAAAGTAGCCATAATTATGCGTTAGATAGTAGTCCACCAGCACGTTTTTGTGCAATCAATTCAGCTTGTATAGCTTGAGCTAATACATTACCAAATTCATTTGCCTGACCAGTATTTCCTTCTACAGAAGAACCTGATGCATCTACGTTTACAACAATATTAGTAGAACCTCCACCAGATGACTCAACTCCTAAATTACCAGACCGTCCACGTTTTAAAGGTAGTATTGCCTCTGCACCAGCCTCTCCCATTAAACCTATACCATTAGCAAAAGGAAAAACTGTAGGTTTGTTTACTATGCCACCTTTTGCGTAAGCTTGCATTTTCCCTTGTTTACCAAAAACACCACCTGTAGCATTGAAATCAAGACCTAAATTAAAAACTTTATCTAAACCTTTAACAATTGGCATCATCACCTTTTGTCTTATTATTATTCTGTTTATGTCTTGTATAAGTGATCTTGCAAAATCATTAAAATTTAACTTACCTGTCATTGTAAATTCTACTAAAGCATCTTCCATCCCTTTAAATGCACTAGCAAAAGCTTCTTGTATTTGCTTACCAAGATCTTTTATTGTATTTAAATAATCTTGTGCGCCATTTCTTAACGAAATAAAAACCTCTTGTCCAAAACTTAATTTTTCTGTTACCTTAACTAACATTTCTTGCTCTTTATTAATATCTTTTGTAATTCTTAATTGTTCTGCTTTTAAATCATTTAATTGTTGTTGTGCAATTTTTA